TTCAGGGTTGCGTTGAGTGAAATGCTCATGCGCTAACTCGCCAAGCTTTCAATCATCAAGACCAGCTCCACGTTCCTACGCCAAGTGGCGCCGGTGTCCGTGTCCGCGAAGTATTCGCCGTTCAGGCTCAAAATCTGCACGTTGTAAGTGTGGCCGTCGCCGGGAGTGAATACTTTAGAAACGTCGTCATCTTCCAGGCTAACAAGATCCGACCAGACAGCGGCCGGGCAGTAGGCCCACTTTACAGTCACTTTTTGTCCGGCGTAAAAAATGCCGAACGAAAAGAACTCCACCCCTCCAATGGTCTCAGCCGGATAGATGATGCGCCGGGGCTTGAGTATGCTCATGGCGGAGGGATTGTGAACGAAGGTGTAAGACCCCAAACTCATCGTTGCCATGGCGTCACCTCATTTCCTCAGCAAGGACGCGTTTGGCGGTAGCCTCCATCTCATCGCGCATCCGGAGCGACAGCCGGCGGTCGTCGTAGCCGGGCCCGGATGTAATCGAGACCGGAACATTGATTGATAAGCTTCGATTGCCGAGGGCCTTCATCTGGCCTGGCGTGAACACCCCCTCGTCGCGTTTCAGAATGGCGGGGATTTCCTCGGGAGACAGTCCGCTGTGATAGCGCGGCGCGTTGGCGAAAATTACAGACGGGACCATCCTGGTGGGTCCGCTTTCAGTCATCAGACCGCCGGAATGTTTTACCGTGGACATATACCCGCCCATGGTCCCGCCACCCGAAAATATTGTGTTGGTCCCCATGCCGGTCGGAGTTGAACCGGCCCCTGCAAATCCTCCGACCAGGCTGCTCGCGCCCGTTGCAATCCAGCTGAATATCTCTTCAAACGCCTTCTGGCTGGAAATGCGCACCATGGCCGAAATCATAGACTGCGCCATGGACGTGAAGGCTTCCTTGGCATTTTTGGTGCCGGTCACGAATTCAGCAAAGGCGTCGGCAGCGCTCTGACTCATAATGTTCATCGAATCGGTGAAAATCTCGTTCGCCCGGGTAGCGTCCTCAGTGTCTTCAATGTAGGTCTTCCACCAATTCGCCTCGTTTAATTCCTGGTCGGCCTTGGCCATAGCCTCCTTTTGTTTTCGGATTTCCTCGGAAGCCTCTTTCTCCGCCTTGATCCTGGCATCGAGGTTTTTTATCGCCGCCGCCTCTGCGCGCGGCTCAACCATCCGCGTCGATTCATCAAGCATGCCTTTTTGCTGCAGCTTCATGGACTCCCTGAAATACCAAGCGTTCAGGGCATTCTTGTCAGATACATACTTCTGGTATTCCTTGTACTGATCGTCCAGCTTGAATTTCTCAAACTCCAAAGCGCTCAATGTTTCCTTTTTATAATCTTCCCAGAACTCTTTATTTACCTCCAAAGATTTTCTGGCGTCATCCTCGAACTTTTTGCGCGCCGCAGCCATGGCCTCCAGGATCTTCTTGTTCTCTTCCGCCGTATTCTCAGACCAATTCCCCTCGCGCTCGCGCCAAGCAGCCATGGCGTCTGGCTTTTGCCACTCTTTATAGGCAGCCTGGTTTGCCATCTCGGATTCGGATGCGCCCACGAAGCGCCGATTGTACTCGGCCATCTTCGCCATCGTGCTGCCCGGCTTGGCCATGCCTTTGGATTCGAGCGAACGCAACATCTCGATTTCTTTCAGCATGTCGGTGCGGGTGACATCCGCAGCGCCCACCCGCATACTTTTGAGCTTTTCGTCAATCCAAACCAGCATCTTGGCGTAGGCGGAAAGCTCCTTATCGAGCAGTTGGGCCACCGTTTTGTTGACTTCTGCCCAAAGGTTTGACTGCGCGGCAACCAGCTTGTTGACGCCCTCGAGCTCGCCTTGTTTATCGCCCAGTCTGGCAATCATGTCGGCGCCGGCCTTGAGAGTGGCGTTCATAAACGCCTGCTTCTTCTCGACTTCGGACAACGAATCAGATGTCTTGCCCAATGCCTTGGCGTAATCCTGGTTGGCCTTGTCAACATCAACGATGATCCCCAGGTTGTCGAGTATCATCCTGGACTGCCGGGCCACGCCCATAGTGATGTCGCTGAAAGCCTCAGTAATGCTCTGCCCAGTCATGCGGGATGTCGCCGCCGCAATTTTCATAAGCTCGGTGATCTTATCAACCGGGATGCTCATCAGCATCGCCTTACCGGCGGACGCCATTAGGTCAGCATCGGCCACCATGCCGTCGGACACGGCCCGCAAGCTCGCCAAAATGCGCGCGGAACTTGTCCCGGCGGCGCCAGCAAGATTGCCGAAAGCGACGGATTGCTTTTCAAGCATTGATCCGACCTTCGCCATTTCAAAAGCCTGGCCGATCATTCTGTAGGAGGCATAGACGGCACCGGCGGCGGCAAGCCAGTTCTTTTTAATGCTTTCAATCAGACTCGCCTGCTCTCCGAACTGCTTGTCATTCAGCGCTTTGAGCTTTGCGTTTTTGGCCTCCTCTGCCCGTATGATATCGTTCGCGGTCGACTTGGAGCTGCTGGCAATCGCGTTGAACGAGTTTATTATTTTTGCCCGCATGAGATCCATCGTAGCCGCAGATTTAATGCCAAGATTCTGAAAATTTTTTTCTAAAACAGTCGATGAAATTTGAGCGTCCTTCAGGAGCTGCCGCTGGCCCTTGGTGTAGCGCGAGGCATCCAGGTCCAGCTCAACGAAAATTGTACCGATCGGTTTGTCAGCCATTATTTGGCCCCCAGGATTTGCCTGATTTTAGCGGTCATGTTCCAGAGGGCAGGACGTAAAAAGGTGTGCCCAGCATATTCCACGATCCTGGCATAGTATACGATATAGTTTCCGGCATAGACGCGCACGTTTCTTTTCCTTTTGAGCGGTCTTCCAGCTTTTGAATGCTTTTGCCTCACGCGGATTGTTTTTTTTAAAGCCCCGGCGTCCCTCGCGGTCCAGGGTTTACCGGCGTAGGGGCCGCGCTTGTAGATAGGGCGGGAAATGCTTCCTTCAGGACACTCGCCGCGCGCAGCGGTTGCGACCTCTTCCGCCGCTTCGACAAGACGTTCAATCGCTACGTTTTCAATCTGCAAATCGAACTTTTCAGGGTTCCAGCCTTCAACTCTCATCGGTTTTCACCAAAAAATGATGAAACAATTTACGCACCCGGTTTAGACATCCAAGTTGATCCTTGACCCCGTAGAGGTCCATTGCGATCTTGACCGCCGGAATGGAGATGTCCGCAACCTGTCCCATTCCAACCGTGACAACCTGCCGCCGCGTAAGCATAAAGACCGTTGAAACGTCCTGATTACCGTCTAAAAGATCGACCCGGCACTTCCCGCATGGCGGTTCCTGTGGTGGAGTCCTTTGCCGGTAGGTCTCTTGGCAGTCCGGGCAGCGGGCCGCATATTCATCCGACCATGCGACCCATTCAATCAGTTTTTTTCCAAGGCCTCCGCCCGGGCGCTCTCGTCTTTATTAAGGGCCTCAATGCATTCCCCAATAAACCTTGAAAACTTCGGTTGCGTCAACATTAGCAGCGCTTTGTTTTCAGCCGTGCAGGGAATCTCGTTGCCCTTGCCGTCAAAAAGCCCGGACCAGGAGATAATGACGGCATCCCAGAATAAGGTGTTCTGAAGATCGTCGTCTTTCTTTTCGACCTCGAACCGCTCCCATTTGCCGTCAAGCTTCTGGTACTCGGAAACCAGTTTAACCGATTTGGCCCGAATGGCCTTCCAAGCCGGAGCGGACAGCGGTTTAAGTTGTATCCTGCCGCCGCCCTCCATCTCGAACCAGCTTCCGGGCTTCTCATCCAGATCGAATACCGTCATAAATCACACCACTCTCTCCATGGCTTTCCCGCTGATCTTGCCCTTAAACGAAACAGTCGCCAGGCCGTTCTTGATGAACTTGATCGGCTGAACCTCGGTCAGTACGATCGACCCGCCGGACTTGACCCGCCAAAACACGTTGGTTGATTCGTAAAAATAAAGGTTGGTGAGCCCGAGCACAGAATCAGCCAGCGCATTGAGCGCCACCTGCCCGTTGGTATCGTCCGGATCATAGTTTCCTGAGAACGAAATCTCGCCGGCGTCGGCGATGCCAGCATTAACCCAGCTCTTGACCTCATCGCCGAATGCGGTGTCCTCAACTACATCCGGAACAAAACCGCTCATGGACCATTCGCCAATACCGGCGATGGGCACGGAGCCATACATTACCTTTGCCGTTCTTCCGCCAATTGATGCCATTTTTCAATACCTCCTGAATTTTTATGCTGCCTCTTTCTTTTTCCTCTCAACCCCAAGCGCCGTCGAATCTATTCTTTGGGCATTCGGAAACCTGTCGTGCAGCCACTTGAAGCGCGCCTGAAAGCCTTTATCTGGAAACCATGTAAAGGGACGCATACAGTAATGTTCCGCAAAGGCGTCAATAATCCAAGCCGTTCTGCCCATCTCCCATGTCTGCAAGACCGCCATGGTTCCGTAAAGATCAAAACCATCAAGAGATTCATCAAATCGAAAGCCGGATTTTAAATTGACGATAATGCAGCATTCGTCGAAGCAGGAGGCCGGCTGCGGGAACTTATGCAAATCGGACGTATTAAACACCGGGGCGATCCGCATATCGTGAAATTTGCCGCAAATGTTTCCCTCCAGGTCTTTTCCGATGATGCCGGCCACGGCCCAATCTTCCGGCAGCTTCGCGATCTGCTCCCGGACCTGTGGAATCCACCCCTGCCGGAAGTGCATGTCCTGGTGAGCGAGTACCGCGACAGCGGCGCCCTCGTCCTGCATGATGCCAAGTAGCCGGTTCAGTCCGGTCGTAGCCGAGATGGGGTTTTTGATAATATGGGCCTTACCATCTATCTCGCTCTGCCTAAAACACATATCCAGACGCATTAGATTGTTGACCAGCACGCCAAAGGCAATTTCCGGACCACTGTCGAGAATTCTCATTAGCTTACCTGTGTAATGATCCAGTAATCTACGGCCCAATGCCTTACTCCGACAGTTCCCAACGGAGTGGTCATGTCGTCGTACATCGTCGATAGCCCCTGCCGTGATATCAGAATGTGATAGTTACTCGTAATCGTCAAAACCGCATCATCAAACAAAGACTTAAGATCGGCAAGCATCCCGGTAATTTCCACCAGGCTCTTTGAAATCGAATACAGTGAAAACTGGATTATAATGTCTTCCAGCTTATCCTTGAAAGTATCGGCCTGAACATCCGTCACGATTGAAACGATCACGTAGGGAAACTCGGTTTCTTCCGGGGCCTCCCCTTCGAAAATGCGGCCAGCTACCCGAGTCGATAAGGCCGATCCTGAACATTTAGACATGATGGCGGTCAGTAGGTTGTTCACGCCGCCTCCTTGACCAAAAGATCAAGCCATACATGCGCCGTATTGGGATCGACGATCGAAACAATGTTGAAATAACGCCCGGCATAGAACACGCGCCAGGAAGCCTTCACAACAGACCGATAGCGAATCCTTATCCTGTGGGTTACCGTCATGGTCGGCTTATCCGACTGAATGATTTCGTTTGCGCTGATCGGCCAGAACGCCGCCCATACTTCACCGGCGGAAGTCCAAGCCACCGTGAACCCGCCCATACCGTCCGGTGATTTGGTCGGATGCTGGAGTGTAATGCGCTTGTTTAATTCGCTCGGGCTCGTAATGACGCTCAAAACTCCTCCCACAAGCGCCAGCTGGAAAGCAGGTTGTCAATGGCCGGCTTTAGAATTTCATACCTGTCGCCGTGGTAATAGTAATCCTCCGCGGCGAGCTTGACCGCGCGTTTGATGTTTTTCGGAACGAGCGCGGCGGTGGTCCAGCCGCACACGAACCGGATCTTGATCGGGGTCACCGGGTAAAGATCACCCGATGGCCACGATCCCGAGAATGGCAGTGTCACCCTACCGCACTGGGTTCCGTTGGTTTCCACTAAATAATCCGTTGCCACCGTAAGCGTGGTCTCCGTTCCGTCCGTATCTTTCCAGGAAACGGATGTAACGGATTGCAGATTGCCAAAAGGAATGGTAATGGAATTGCCTTTTGGCCAGAAATGCAGATAATAATCCCAGGTCTGAGTCAATAGCGCTCGGCGCGTAATTGCTTCGACAAACGCGCGGCCGTCGGTGATAAGGTCCGTCAAATCATCGTCCTCGGACGTGGTAGCGGCGTTTACAATCACATCGGCCCCGAACTCACAGGCCGCAACCAGGACCTTTGCAACGACACGGATATATTGCTTCGTTCCCGTGTAGGCTTTTTCCTGAATGGCATTGTCGTTAGCCGCCGTGACCTGAGTGAAGGACCCGTTGGTGACATCCGTCCAGGTAGAGTTATCATCAGACTCCTGAATCTTTGCGTCCACCGTTCCGCTGACGCCGACCGTGCCGGCGTTGAAATTGACTATGGCCGTTTTTCCCAGCACATCGGCGGCGATTCCAATCAGGTAGTACCCGGAACTTGATAAAGTCGGATAGGATGTTCCCTGGTCGGCCGTAGCCGTCCCGTTGCTTAGGACCTCTCCCAAGGTGAAATCACCGGAGCGATTGCGAACGTAATATGTTTTGGTCGTAAGGACCGTAACAACGATGCATGTATTATGGCTCGTAACCCCGGTGATCGTATCTCCCGCGGCCCAACCGGCCCCTCCGGGAGCAACATCGAGTGTCATCAGCTCATGAATACCGTGACTGCCAGGCAGGATACTCTGATATGTAACCAAGTTTCCTGCAAGGGTCTCCGAGTCGATGCGCAGATGCGTCTTAAGCTCCGCGAGAGTGATCGGTTCGATCGTCGGTGCTGCATAGAGCTGCGCTTTCATTCCATCGACTCCTACAAATGCCGGATATTGTGTGGCCAATTGGGATTCATCCATCGCATCCCGAAGGTTAGTCCGTTCTGACATGCGATGGCATTGTCGCTCCACATGATCTCGCTGACATCCGGCCCAAGGGCCGCCTGCACCCCGAAACGATAGCGGCCCTTTTCAGGCAGCAACGCCTGGTAAGAATTAGCCGACAAGACACCCAAAAGATCCTCCACTCCGGTCTGCTCGTTTTTCAGGTATAAATTATAATTGACAGTTTCACCTTCAATGGGGCTTCCGTCTTCATACGTAATAACAGGGTCCCAGGACAGATCGTGTGTGTTACCTCTATACCAAATGTCCGCCGCCATATTTGTTTACCAAAAAAAAGGGTTAGCTACTTTTTGGTTGGCTTTTGAACCGGCGGCTTGGAAATCGGCTTCGGAGGTTCCTGTACGGCTGGCGCCTCGATCTGCTGCTTCTGCCGCGCCACAAAATCAGCCAACTCCTTTGCAATTTCTTCTTTTGCAATTTCGCGGGCCAAAGCCTTAATCTGCTCAAACTCTTCTCGCATCATGGCGTAATCCTTGTGGGAAGTGTGGCTTGCCGCGTGGCCGGATATGCCGCAATCCTTCCGGCGGACGTGGCTTGCCACACCTCCTGTGATTGGTTATGGCGCTAAAGGTTGGAGTCCTGCGCGAACCGGGCTCCTACGCCGTAATACATCACGCTGGCGATACTGGAAGCATGTCCGCCGGACGAACCCAGCTGAACGTAGCGATAGCCAGCCGTCAGAATGGCCGAGTCGATGTAAAAGACCACGACCTGACTTCCGGTGTACACCCCTGTATCGATCGTGTAGCCCAGACCGTCTGTCTGGCGCACAAGTGTCGGATCGGTCAAAGCGCTAGTAGCCACCCAAATGGGAAATTCCGCTCCGGTGGTGATTGCCGTGGTGCCGGACGCGGCCGCCCCTTCATGCACGGTCAGCACCAGGTCGGTGTCTCCGCCGCGATAGTGGGAAACGACGATGAAGACCCCCTTGCTCTTGCTCAAATCGAACCAGGCGGCGGTATCGACCAGGGCGTCGGCTGCGACGGGCTCGTGGCCCATCTGGATCAAACATTCTTCGACAAGATTAATCATGGTGTATTCCCTCCTGTTACTTTCCGGACAGTCTCACCTTCCGGTTATCGGTTAGCTCCTGGTTTCCAGCGCCACAAAATGGCTCTGAGTGTAATTCGCGCCGCCCTTGTAAGGTGTTAGCGCCGAAGCCCGCACGGGCTGCCCGTCCAGACGCATGACGAAACGGAAGACCTGCTCGTCATAGATGAACCGGACGTGAATGCTCATGTCGGACTGCATTCCACCTTTTTCGGCCAGGACATAGCCGTTCAGGTCGGCGAAGATAATGTCGCCCACGGTGCCAAGAGTGGCCGCCTGCTCGATGGGAATTACCGGACGGCCAAACAACGATCCGTAGGGCGCACCGGAAAGTCCGCCAGCCGGCATGTAAACGGGCACGCCGCCAGTGCCGACAGCCAGACTCATCGTGAAGAGCTGCGGCTCGACGTTCTGGTTGATCAACCAGACGGCGTTCTGGCGGCTCTGTGCGAAAATGCGGCTGTACATTTTGATGACGTTTTCGGCGACGATTGTAGCCGCCGTTTGCCCACTCTCCTTGGAAACGGAAACGAGGCACCCGGAATTGAGAATCCCCAAAGGCTGTCCGGCGCCGGTGCCGTTGATGATGGCGTCGTCTACCAGGAACCCAAATTCCGATGCGAATCCACTGCGAATGACCCCTTCAAGCGCAGCCGCATCCATCATGAGCTCGTCGGTCGCGTAACACAGACCAATCAACTTTTTCAGGTTGAGCTCGATCTGGCGGAACTTCGGCCGACTCTTGGTCTTTTCTTCGGCCTCGGAGGCCCAATATCCCAGAATACCGCCCCAGCGGGTGGAGGCCCGACTGGTTTCGTCCACGCCATTGATTTTGATGCCGTTGGCATTCCCAGAAATTGGAATGCGGCGGCAGCGGGATGCCAGGATGCCGGTCTGAAAAACGTCCTGCAGCAACACAGTCGCAAAATCCTGCTGCACCAGAAAACCGCCGTCGCTCGGAACGGTCTCATTCAATCCGGTGGCCGTTGCACCGCGCAGTAAACGCGGATCGATGGCGCCACCGGGAGTCCCGGCGCGCATCACGGCGGCAAGCTGCTGACCAAGGGAGCCGAAACGCTCACGGTCGTCATGATTGACAACTGACTGGGGAGCAGGACGGCTGACCGGCTGATTGGCCGGGCCATCGAGCTGCCGCGAAATGCGGTCCTGCCGCTCCAGATTTGCGACGATTTTCTGCAGATCCTCAACCGTGTCAAGGATTTCGTTTTTGAGCGAAAGCTCCGATTCCTGCGGGTCACGATTTTCGGCAG